TTCATACCTGGCAAAATAGCACCAGTATGCCATCCTTTGCGGCTAGGACGGGAAAACGTATAATCGTTTTTAATTGTTGATTGAATTTGTTGACGTAGTATTTCACGCCAGTTCATTTTAGGCTCAGTAAGTTCTTTAATCATACGTGCAATATCACCAGGGACATTGCCTGCGCCTGCGCTTTGAGCCGCAGTCATCATATTTTCTTTAATCTCGTCACGAATTTTACGTAACTCTTCTTTTGAGTATGATGGACGACCTTTACCTTCTTTACCCTCTTTGTTTTCTTCTTTTCCGTCTTTACCTTCGCCACTGGCTTGACCATCTTTTTCCCAGTCAACGTGTTCGTCTAGTAATTCGCCTAGTGCTTCCAATTCTTGTTCGTCATATTTTTCAAATATATCGTCGTACACTTCTTCAGAAGTCCAACCATCGTATTTAAAATCTTGGAAACAATCTACAATGGAGGGTTTGTGACCAATTTTATCTCGAACTAAAAGATTGTTTACAACATAATCTGATGCAATGTTGTAAATCATTGGGTTACGATCTTCTCTGCGTGTTAAGTGATCGTAAACACAATGTAAAATTTCGTGCGCAATAACAAATTCAATTTCTTGAATGTTCATTGCATTAAAGAACTGAGTATTGTAATATAAGTTACGTCCGTCTACAGCGGCAGTAGGCAACCAATCGTCTGCTGCCTGAATACGCAACCGAGTTGCCATGTTGCCAAAGAATGGATGTTGCAATAAAAGACGCACACGAGCAATAATAATATTGTCAACAACTTGTGCCTGCATTTCTTTGAGTTCTTCTGGAGTAATATCTAAATTAGGTTGCCAATTTTTAGTACCTACTTTAGTTTTAGTAGTTTTAGTTGAACTCATTGCCATGTCCTTGTTTAGTTACTATATGTATATTATACATTATTTAAAGGTTTTGTCAAGTAATTTGGGTGTTTTTTTAAGGAGAAACACCCAAAAACTCGGCTCACTTACGCTTCGTTAGCGGCTTTAATATACTTATTACCGTAACGCTCGTGGAATTCGTCAAAGCATTCCACTTCGTCTGGATCAATTGGAAGACCGTACTGGGTAAGAGCAAGTTTAATGCCCATTACAATCAGTTCAGTATCAAAATTGTCCATTGCAAAGCGTAGGAAGTTGTTGACTTTAGAATCAAACTTCTTATCGCCTTTGTTATTTGCTTCTTGTAATTCGTAACAGAGTGAGACTGTTAAGGAATACATGGCACTGATTTCTTTAGTCTTTAACTCTTTTACCTTACCATCCAAAATATCTGTAGGATTTGGTAATTCAGAAGCATATTTGCGGTGAGCCAAGAACTTGATAGCAAGTCCTTCACCAATTGCACCACTAACTAAATCCATAGTGGTGTTTTCGTCTAAGTCGTCTTCAAGTAATTCAGAAACAAACGACCAAGAACGAGGCGTTGCAAATGAACGTGAAGGTGACTTAGGGTCGAAATCGTATAAGTCTTTCTTAGCAAAAGTTAAATAGCCAACAACATCTCTGTGAATGCGATTATCAGTAGCCCACTGAGCCCAATCATCAAAATCAACAGCAAGTTCTAAGTGAATAAAGCGATTAGCCAGCGGAGCAGGCATACGATAAGTAACACCTTTGTCTGCTTCACGGTTACCAGCGGCAATAATAAGAACGTTGTCTGGCAGTTTATACTGTCCTACACGACGGTTAAGAATCAACTGGTATGCTGCCGCTTGTACAGCAGGAGCCGCCGAGTTCATTTCATCTAGGAAAAGAACAATATGGTCAAAGTGTGATGCCATTTCTTCATCAGGTAATTCTGATGGCGGCGCCCAAACCATTTTGCTCTGTTTAGCATCATAATATGGAATGCCTTTAATGTCTGTAGGTTCCCATAATGATAAACGAACATCAATTAGATGTGAATTGGATAGGTTCTCAGTAATTTGTTTAACAATATCTGATTTACCAATGCCTGGAGGTCCCCAAAGGAAGATAGGACGCTTTTTAGCAATAGCGTGACGGATACTGTTTTTAGCCTTATTTGGGCTAACTGTACGGACTGTTGCGATTTCTGACATAATGTATTCCTCGTTCTGTTTAAAGTAAGTTCAGTGCCTAATTTCTTACTATGTATATATTATAGCACCGCTAGAGAAAATGTCAAGACTTTTTTTGCCAAATTATTCTTTTTGTTGGCGTTTAACTGCTTTAATTAGTCCATACTTACGTATGTCACCGGAGAAAAGGTGCAGTTCTACCGCTTTCTTTTCGTTCGTTACAATGAGTCCTTTTCTAGTGATATAGTAAGGACAATCAATAAATTGATCTAGAAAGATTATTGCTTGGGTTGTAAGTTCAAAGTCTTTTGGAAAAGGAACTTCATAAATTTGTAAGCCTAATTCTTCAGTGATAAAAAGATATCCGTCGTCTGTTAAACGGAGTCCGCCTTCACTTTTGGCTCTAGTGTTTTGCCACCATACAGGAAGTACTTCTTGTAACGATACTTCATCCACACTTTTTCCTGCTTGTTTAAGAAATATCTTAGTATAGACTTCTTTCAAGTTCATTCTGGTACCACAACAGTTCCTTCGGTTAATTTAACAACTGTAAAGTCGTTACAATTGAACTGTTCGTTAAGTTTTTTGGCTAAGTTGTGTGCATGTCCCGGATTTGAAAAAGATACTTTTTTATATTTTGGTCCAGGATAACTAGTTAAAACATTTGATGTCTTTAAGTTAAATGGTTTGTTTTTATAGAAAACCGCCCAAATGGCCTCAGCATCAAGAATTTGATCGCTTTTGTATGTTTTCTTATCAACATATTCTAATAATATTTTAGGTTTAGGTCGGCTCATGTAATATGATTCCTTTAATAATATACGTATATATTTATCTCAAATTTGAGTAATATATGCATATTACTAAATCATATTATTGCCAATCTCCAGTACCGCCTAAACGAACTTCTACAACTTCTTCTTTAGGAGCATTTTCTTTAACATAACGCTCTAGATCGCCGTGTAGTCTAGACATTACAATGCCTAGAGCAAATGCTAGGTTTTTAGCATCATTAAGATTAAGTTTTACTTCTTTTGCTCTTGAAGCATCAGCAGATTTTACTTGCTGAATAAATGCTTGTATAGGACCTGTGTTAATGGGCTCATTCTGCATTTGCACGACTCAATTCTTGACGCATCTCAAGATCTGTTTTGTACGGACCGCGAGTTTCATACCGTTCTATTGTAATTAGTTTTGGACAAAAACTTTTAACCCAACCTTTATTAAACTTAATAATATAATAACCTGCACAATATAAACTTTTTGATTTTTCTGATTTACTAAACAATGGTAGTTTACGTTTAATATTTAATACAGGGTTGAAAGGTTTTGAACTTGTAGGATAACCGTGAACATCAAATTCTTCAGTTTCAGCAACCTTTGACTCAATTTTCTGCCAGATAAGTTTATTATTAAATATCTTTTTAAGAGCTCTTTCGTTGTCATAGAAATGACAACCTGCTGTATCGCTTAACATATAACGTTCGTTATCGTAACTAAGAGTACCTATATTTGTCTTAGTTCCCTCGTCTTCTACAATCCAAAACTTGTTAGTTAGTACTTCTTTTGCAATAATTTTATCTTTCATTTCGGATACCTCGCTTGTAATGGTTCTGCATAGTGTGCTGCCTGATCTGCAATTTTTTGCATATCCCATTTAGCACAGAACTTCATTAGACGCATACCTACCTGTGATATGTCCTTAGGTTCTACTTCTGCAATAGTGTTATTAATAATTTCTCTAATTTCTGCAGGTTGTGCAGTTAGATCACAAAGTGTAACATTGCGATTATAATCATCTAGTACACGATGCTCTACACCGTTATGATCAGTCCAACGCTGTAACATCATGTTGTTCCAATTGTAACCTTTTGTATTCTTATCTTCAAACGCTTCTATAAGACCTACCTTGTTCTTAGTGCCTTTCTTACGCACACCTGGGTAAGCACTAAACACATTATCACTTGTGTCACCACGCATACACTTCTCAAACAACATAAATGCAGGGTCAGGCGCAGGCTTAACTTCTTTAGTTTTCTTATCTACAACAGGCTTACCTTTGTCATCAAAGTAACCTTCGTGTGTAATAGTTACATTTTGTACACCATTATACTGTTTAACATTAGGTGCAATAAGTTGTGCA